ATACCACCTGAACCCATAGTGAATGTAGGGGAACTTCCAGCGTTCTCATATACGGCTACGCAAGCATCAGGTGTTTCAGGGAGTGTGCCAAGAAAGATAGATGTACCAAGGGTGCCTTGACTGGCATGGGCGCCGAAAGCGCTCGCCGTGTTTTGTAGGTAGTCGCCTACTGATTCAAGAATAGTTGCCATTAGCCTCTATGTCCTTTCTTTATGATGTCGATAATTCTACTCTTTATGTTTTCTTGGATTGTAGACATGGCTTCCATGACTGGTTGCTCAAGGTATTTAGCCTGTGTCGGTGGATTGTGGTAGTTACCGATAATCTCATGAACATAAAGAGCATAAGAAGCGGCGGGACCACCATAGAAAATATCTACAAAATAGCCTGTATTTCCCATTTGTGGAGCAGAAACTCCGCCTGAACCTCGAAGAACTCCAGTATCTACTGGGACAAGAACTTGAGACTTAGCAAAAATAACATTGGCTTCCTCATAAATCGCTTGGGCTATTGCTTGAGGAGTATCTTCTTCTCCAGCCTTAAGAGCATTGACTAACTCTTTATCGCCGAATAAGTCGAGTGTAAAAGACGACTTCGCCATTGGCTAACGCCCAAATCTGATGACGGTGTGATGCGCTCCGTTTTCGTCTGCGATGTTGTCTACTGCATTTATCGTAAAGGTGTCCGCCCCGACGACCATCTTATGACCTACCGTGATTGTGGTGGCAGGACCCTTAGTGATGAATCGTCCAATATCAACAACTTCGATACCTTGAACATCTTTAGATTTTGTAGTGTCGTAAATTAAACGACCCGTAACAGTTGTATCCCCACTAAAAGTAGGTTTGTTATATTTATCAACTGAAGTCTTGGCGGTAAAAACAACAGAGTCCGTCATGAACTCCGCTACTTTATTGTAGATAGCATCCATTGGCTATCCCTATTCAACTATACGATGGTCGTAGACATTGTTAGGGTTATCGTGAATTCCAGTATAAGCATCGGTGTTGTAATCATCAACGATTCTGTCGTTTGTAGATTTAAGAGCCTGAGCATTAGCGAATGGACGAGGCGGTGATTTACGCATTTGTCTACGCAATAGACTCTCAGCCAACTCTTTGTAATGCTGAATCTTAGATGTATATGATTCTGAAACGGATATGTCTCCGACGCTCTTTGAACTGCTATCGGCTAGACGACTAAAGCGAGCAATAAGGATTTCAGCCAATTCACGCGCCGCGCTGTAAGCATCGCCGCCCCACTCAGTAATAACATAATTCAACTCTTCGTCACTAAAAAGCGCATCCGCTGAAGTTGTATCGCTGATAAGAAAACGCACATAGTTACGGGTAGATGTGCTTGGGTCACCCGAGTAGGTAAATGTCATTACATTCCACCAAGCATAAGCATTTGTGTTCGAGCAAGATTTAGGGCTTGCTTAACATTGACGGCATCGGTATCGGTTGCTTCAGAGGCATCGCCTAAACCTGTAATCTTGAAATTTCCAGCCGCTAGAGCGTTGCCTAGGGTTGCGCTAGATATTGTAGAACTAGCAAGAGTTCCGCCGTTTATTGTCGGTGAAGTCAAAGTCTTGTTCGTTAATGTATCGGTTGTAGCCCGTCCAACTAAAGTGTCAGTTGCGTTAGGAAGAGTGACTACTCGGTCAGCCGTTGGGTCTGTAACTGTTAATGTGGTTTCAAAACCATCATCAGTAGTTCCTTCAAAAATGATATTAGCGCTTGCGCCAAGATTTATTGTTGAAGTAAAATTTGGAGTAGCCTTAAGAATGTAGTCATCTAACTCGGTATCAACATCTGTTGCCAAATTTTGAATATCAGTATGAACGGCAGGGTTATCACCCGCGGTTGGGTAACGCAAACCCTTGGTTGTTGTTCCTGCCATTTTATGCTCCTAACATTTCTGGGAACTTAATTATGCCATCTACCAAAGTAGCGTCTGGGTTTAATGCAAGCGCCGCGGCAAACATCTCCTCTACGGTTGTTTCCTGGACACTCCATTGAGTTAGTGAGGCAGTATCTATATCGCCTTCAATTAGATAAGAGTAAATCAATGTGTTTGAGTCTTGTAGGTTTCCAGTAGCAAAATGAGGTTCAATTCTAATTAAATCTGAATTGAGGGTGGATGTTGGGTCGGTTCCAACACCGCTTGACCAATCAAGTTTCCAAGTAAAATATCTCATGCTAACTCCCTCGTTTCGCTAGGCACTTCAAACGCTCCAATTTGAGTCAATGCTTCTAAGTGGGACGCACCTGCTTGTGAGCCACCTAATTCTTGAAGTATTGCTTGCTTGTGAAGTCTGGCAGACCAGTATTCAGGTTGCGCCGCATCTATTTCTTGACGAGTAAATTTCTTAGGAAATGACTCAAAAATATCTAATAAAGTTTCTAATTCTCTGAAAGCACCGATACCAACAAGGCGCGTCTGCTCTAATCCAAGTTCAATTTTCTGCGCTTCTAACGCATCTATTTCATCGCCAGTTTCAAGTAGGCGCTTAGTTTTAATCTCTTGGATTTTCATATCCAAAGTTACAGTTTTAATCGTGTAATACAATGCTTGTATCTCAGTTACGCATTGTGAGTATTGCATCTCTGGTGTTGAGTGCTGGTTTATCACAAACTTTTCTAACTGAAATGGGCTACGAGGTTGCTGAATTTCTGCCATCGCAAGCAACACAGTTTCATCAAGGCGTGTAGTTATATCTGGTAATAGGCTCATAGTGTTCCAGAGTTAGCCGCGCCACCCATGGCATGACGGGCTGATGTGAGAGTTGCAGATAAAGTAGTTCTGGTCTCGCCTGAAAAAGCAAGTTTTTCTATTCTGTCAGTTTGGGCAGAAGTTCCACCAGCCCAATAAGCGGCTACTCCAGATTTTGCGCAACCTGTAAGGTTGTATTTTACTGCTGTAATAACTGCGGCAAGAGTGCTACTTGTATCGGTGCTAAAGGCTAACTTTACTATTATGTCTCTTAAAGTTGAGCCGCTACCGCTTGCACCACCAGCCCAATAACCAGCCACTCCAGAGTTTGCGGCGGCGGAATTGTCCGTTCCATCAATGACCATATTAGCGGCAGGAACAGAAATAGTCTCACTACTAAAAGTGAGTTTATTCGTATTGACTTGATAACCCGCTGAGTCTCCATATCCCGAAGCAATATAACCAGCAACTCCAGAGTTAGCACAGCCCTGTATGTATGCTCTAGTGTTACTCAAAGTCGCGCCTAAAGTGGTTCTTGCATCGGTTGAGAAAGTAACTTTTTCTATGGCTGACAAGAAAGTGGTGCTATAACCACCAAGAACATAACCAGCAGTTCCAGAGTTAGCAAAACCCGCAGATGCAGATTTTGCAACTGAAAGTGTTGCGGCTAAAGTGCTTCTGGTTTCGTTTGAAAAAGCAAGTTTATCTATGGCTGAGGTAGAACCTGAGTTGTCACCACCTGCGTAGTAACCAGCAGTTCCAGAGTTAGCAAAACCCGCTATGCTATTTCTGGTCGTAGAAAGAGTTGCGGCTAAAGTAGATTTAGTATCGTTTTGGAAAAGAACTTTATCAATGTTGGATTGAGGAGCAGTAGAATAACCACCTGCAAAATAAGCGGCTCCCTCTATGGGTGGCTCAAACGCTCTTTTAGCAGAAGGCAGGGTAATAGAACCCGTGGTCAGCGAACTGACTTGGGCTGACGGAATCATTATCCGTTGGAGTCCTAAGTGCGGTGCCATTTTCTGCCTTTCTTACTACCGTTAATTAGATTACGAGTGTGTCTGCTTCTTCTGATGTTAGTGGTGTGCCAGCAACAAGTTTAGCCTTAGCACTTGCCTTGAGTGTAGCAAGGGCTTCTGCCGCCGCTGTGCGCTCTGCTACTTCTAGTGCGTATGCTTGTTCTCTTTGCTGAAGTTCAGCAACTTCTTCATCGGTTAGTTCAATATCTTCTTGAACTCCCGTGGCGCAGTTGATTACCAGTTTTGTTGGATTTGGCATTAGTTATCCCCCTTTAGGATTTAGTTATTCCGTATAGATAAGCATTTGAGTCTTGCGCCCATACACCAGTAGACGGGAACAATTTTATTGAAGTGATTGCGGCAGTATTACTCCACATAGTTCCCCACAAAGTATTATCGCCGCGAGTTGCGTTGTTTTCAACATTACTATCCGAAATCAATGTTTTGTATTTAGTGGTTGTATATTCAGGAATATAAATACAAGCATTTCCAAAAAAACTTGTTGTAGCACTTGCGCCAACAGCAGTTCCCGCTTGATTATCGGAGCCAGTTTGTTTTTGGGCTGAACCTGAGCCAGTTCCATAAAAGTTTACCCAGTTGTAACTTGAAGTGGAATCATTAAATCTAATGTAGATATTTTCTCCTGTGAAAGCATTTGTGGAGCGAGGAGAAGCAAGAATACAAAGATTAGTATAAGTTTGTGGGATAGATGTAAAATCTAAACTAGCCGCACCGCCTGAGCCTACTAATGCGGATGCTATCAATTTATATGTATATGCCATTTATGCCGCCAGTATTCCGTATAGGGTAAAAACCGAACCTACATCAAATCGTGAAACGCTAGAATCTTCTGAAATAAAACTTAAAGATGTAATTGCTGAATTATCTTTCCATATTCCAATAGACTCAAATACAAATCTCATGCTTCCAGTAGATGTGCCAAGAGCATTTTTATATGTTGTTGTAGATGCGTAGTTTGGTATATGAATAATGGTTGTATTGAAGTTGTCATGGTCAGTTCTAAAAACATTCATAGAAGCAAGACCATTGCCAACACTACTATCCGAAGTAAGAGAACCTACTCCCGCCGCAGAAGATGTTATTCCCATATTACTATATTTATTAGTAGTAGCATCACCATTAAATCTTAACCCGCCCCACGACACAACATAAGTAGAAGTTCCGTTATTCTTAACGGAGGCAATAACTACTAAATCTGTATAGCCAGCGAAACTGTTAAAGGTGACAACATTTTGTGTGCTAGTTAAAGTAGTGGTTGCTATTGTGTCAAATGTCAATGGCATTATTAACCCTTTATCCCATAAAGTCCGAAGAAACTATGTTGTGCAAAATTAACTGTTGAGATTGTGCTTAGAGTGATACTTGTTATGGCATTAGTTGAACGAAAACCACCACTATTGATTGAGATTGTTCCACTATTATAGTTATTTCGACCTGTCAATGAACGAAAAGTTTTGAATTTATTAGTATTAGCAAACTCTGTAATATCAATGATATTTACAGCAGGATTATTAGTATCTCCACCCGCTCCTTGCCATGTAATTCCAAGTGTTTGATTTGCCGCACCATAAGCCTGAGGAGTAGAACCATCTGCGGTTCCATAAACTGCGTGTTGAGTGTAGATGGTAGAACCAGTAACTCCGTTGAAATTGAGAACCAACTCAGGTGTTCCGCTTGCAGACATTACTCGGCATCTAATTTGTAAATGTTTGTAATCAGCCCAAGCACCGCCATCAGTAAAAGTAACGCTTGGCGTTCCACCCACACCAACAGTTGCGCTAGCAATAGAGAAAAAAGAGCCAGGTTCGCTAAAAGTGCCTTTAGCGCCTGGGGTCGTTAAAGCCCCAGTAAGCGCAGTAGATACTTGCGCTCCTGGGTTAGCATTTAATAGTCGGGTCGCTAGGGACACGGTGACTCCCTCTTAGGTAGTTGCTACGCGGTTTACAAATCCGTGGATGGTAACCACATTTGTTGTTCCAGCAAAGGCTCTTGCAACTAAACTGTTACGGAGAACTAGGTCAGGACACAATAGGGTTAGACCTGAAGTTGCGGGAATTGATAACTTTATTAAATCGTCAGGGTCAGAAACTCCACCCCACTCAATAGTCAAGTTTACTGCTGAGCCTGATGAGTTGTAAGCATAAAGCGTTACAACATCACAATCTGTTGCAGAAGATGTGGCTGTGTGAACAAGAGTTCCAGCAGTTGCAGTAGCCGCAATCTTGATTCCACGACCATGAGTTGAACCCGATAAAGGGATTCTTGATACTGTTGTTGGCATTTATTTTCTCCTTATGCGAATACCTGCACCGCGAAGGCGAAGGCTTGGTCGTTGGCTGTTGTTCCTGCCGCTGGAGTTGCCCACTCAGGGATTCCACCAGCCGAAACAGTTAAAGTTTGTCCCGCTGTTCCGATAGCAAGGCGAGCAGGTGTATTTGCGCTTGATGCGTAAATTGTGTCACCTGTTGTAGTCGTTAAAGTGTTATTGATAACTCCTGAAGTTAAAGCAACTGTTCCTGTTGAATCAGGGAATGTAATTGTTCTATCTGCTGTTGGGTCTGTGATTGCTAAAGTTGTTTCAAAAGCATCTGCCGTAGCACCTTCAAAAACTACTGAGCCATCATTGAAAATTGCGCCAGTAATTGTTGGGCTAGTAAGAGTTGTAATTGCTGTTAAATTACCACTTGTGATAACTGTTCCAGTTACATCAGGAAGAGTGATTGTGCGGTCAGCAGTTGGGTCTCCACCTGAAAGAGTCATTTCAAAAGCGTTATCAGTTGTTCCTTCAAGAACAATGTTATTACCGAACTTAATTTCAAGACCAGCCTGAGCGCCTGTAAAAGTTGCATCGCTGATTATTGGGGCGGTAAGAGTCTTGTTTGTGAGTGTTGCTACTGCATCTGCGGTGACTCCTGCGCCACCATTAGTGGTAATTGCCATATTATGCTATCTCGCTTCCGAACGCGTTGAATGACATGGTTGCTGATGATGCGTAAATAGTTAGCACATCTGAGGCATCAATGGTTACACCCAAAGTATAAGCCGCTGTTGTGTTGGCTTGAATAGGTGCATCGAAAACAATGTAATGTTCTGTTGCTAAAGTTGCTCCATTTGGACGAACAGCAACTCTGTATGTTCCTGAAGTTGCCGCTTGATTACAAATTGTGATGGTTGAGATAACCGTTTGTGTTGAGGCAGGGCAGGTATAGAGAGTTGTAGCAGTCGTGGCTGAGGGATTGGATTGACCCAATACCTTGTAAGTTGTTGCCATACGGTTATCCTCCGATTAGAAGTAATGGACTGATTGTAGCAGTCGCGTTATTGGTCGCTATTGTCGCACTTGCTGATGCGCTTGATGCTGATGCTTGAGCCAAGGTGACGAAAGGTAAAATATCTGCGCCATCCAAACTATAAGTTCCAGCGGTTAATGCGGTATATGTAGCAAAAGCCGTATCTAGCGCCGTGTAAGTAGCGAAAGAACTGCCGATATACCAATACTTTCCTGAAGAAAGAATCTTGTCTGTTGTCTGATTGATTAAAACATCTAAAGCGGTGAGGTTAGTTTCAAGGCTTGCAAAACTTGTCTCGTCAATAGCCTGAACAAAGTTTTCACTTAGGGTAGGGGTTGGGCTAAGGTCGGCTAAGTCAAGTGAGCCAGCAGTCGTATAAGGCACCGAAATCGTGTATGTGCGCCCTCCTGCAAAGGATTCCTCGACGGTATAGGTAAAAGGGTTAGGGACAATATCAGGG